GTCGACATACTAAAGGAGCTGCTAAAGGAGGCGCTGCGAAATGGGTAGCGTGAAGGTCGATCTATCGAATAAAGAACGCGCATTAGAAGAGTCGTATCCAGCGCTAAACACGGCGGCAGGTATCAAGCGGCTGCTGGCGGAAATTAATGCCCTGGTAATCAGGCAATATCAGGGCGACTACGATGCAGCGGTACTGCTCATCGACTTAGAAAACGCAAAGGAAAAGGCGAAGCTAACCGAACGGCAATTCGAAGCTTTGCAGTTGATATACGAAGAGGATTTGACGCAAGAGGACGCGGCGCAAGTACTCGGCGTTAGTCAACAGGCACTAGCGAGACATTTAAGCGTAGCGACATCGAAGATAGCGGATATTTACGAGTATTGGAGCGTTAAGGACGAAGGCTATACGTTTGAGGAACCGGCTAATTTAACGGAGGAGGATATTTATTATGACGAATTATAAAAAAGAGTTTGAGGCGAAAGTAGAAAGCATTATCCAACGTACAAGAAGCGGTCAATTACCGTTAGAGAAGCGTATTGCAGAGGCGAAAGCTGCAGTCGATGAGTATTCGCTTAAACACTCAGAAGCCGTAGAAATCGCACAGTGGCGCGAAAATAAACGTGCGGAGCAGAAAGGCGGTAAACCTCGCGAGTTACCTATCAGTTATTTAGACGCCGGTTTAATGGAGCGCTTAACTAACGCTATCTTACACGAAGATTTAACGAATATGCACCCGGATAAAGTTACTCGCGAAGACTATCCGATTATGAGCGAAACACAGCTGGCACGCCGTCGCGAAGGCAAACACGTTGAGAAGGGTAAATTTGCGAAAGGTGAAGTTCCAATCGGCGCTGCTGCATTACGAGGAACTGACGGAAAGGACTACCGTACACCGAAACGCCGCCCGTTAACAACGAAAGAAGCTATCGCCGTTGACTACGAAAGTAAATCACGCAATAAAGAGCGTCAACGCAAGTACCGTGAGTTTACGAAAGCTCAACCGGTAAAAGTTACGAAGTTAAGTCCAGCGGAAATGGAGGCGTATCTAAATGGCGATAAACATATCATTGCCTGAAAACTTCGTCACATTTCAACGTTGGGAACTAGCGAATTATAGAACGCAGTTACAAAAGCAAGAACACGACCGAGGCGTTTATCTGTTCCGCGATGCTGCGGGGCAGGCGCTTTATGTCGGCAAATCTAAGCGGATATGGAATCGATTGAATAATCATATTAACGGACAAGGTACGTCTAATGATTTCGCACACTTAATCGATACTATAACCGTTTATTTTATTACGGAGTTATACGAACTAGATATCTACGAATCATATGCGATTAATAAATTTCAGCCGAAATACAACCGCGATAAGGTGTTTTATAAGCCGAAGGATTTGACGGCAGAGTGGCAGTTGGAGCAAATCGAAGGTGAAATCGATTTAATAAAGGATCAGTTGCGAGAGTATCGGCAAGATAGACGTAATTTAGGGTCGGGGATTGACGCGGATGATGAAATCGTTGATGATCTACCGTCTAGGAAGTACGGAAACTTGTTGTGGCTTAATAGAGAGATTAAGAAATTAGAGGCGATTTTAGAGAATAAGAAGCTCGCTAAGTCCAAATTTCTCAACATTTTAAAGGAATAACGTTGTAAAAATGGGCTACAGCTATCTTATTTTTATGAGAAAGACAAAACCGATGTTGCTATGGAGCTCTCAGAGCGAATTAACTTTTGTTTTGTGAGTCATAGTGCATCTAATTGCAACACAGGCAAGGGAAACGAATGAGTCGGGTATGCTCCGACCGCCCTTTCCGTAATTAAAACAACGGAGGGGAAACGATGAGTAACTTACGAGTAATCAATATCGAAACTGGCGAAGACGTAACCGAAGAGAATTCGATAGTCAATCGAAAACAATCCGAGGCATACGCTCGCAAACAAGAAACCGAAAAATGGCAGCGAGGACGCCAACACGACTTTACTGCTTCGAATATGCAAAACTTAAACGAAGTCTACGCCGTACTGACAACTGCGCAGTGCGGTTATTTAATGCTTTTACAATGCTACGTTAGTTATGACGGAGGTACTCTCATTAATTCGGATAAGTCACCGATGAGTACAGCCGATATGATGAACGTCTTGCAACTGAAGCGCAAACGCAGTACATTCTACGACTTTATTAAAGCGTGTATTGAGCACGGCATTATTAACGAAAACACTGACGGCACATACGCAGTAAATGAGCGTTATCACTTCCGCGGCGCTTTCAATAACCAATACGTCGTGAAGTCGTATACAACGAAGATTAAGCACGTTTACCGCGAAGTAAAAGCGACAGACATCGGCTTGATTTATCGTATGTTACCTTACGTTCACCAGGAAACGAATGCGCTTTGCGAGAACCCTTTCGAAAAGGATCCGACTAAGATACGTTGGTTCAATCGTAAGGAGTTGGCGCAGGTTATTGGTGTAGATCCGGACACATTGCGTAGGAGATTACCGAAGATGACTTTCGATGGCAAGTATGTCATTGCGAGAATTAAAGTCGGAGGTGCTCCGGAGAGATATACGTTCAATCCTAGCGTGTTTTATCGTAAGGATACCGAGCCAGATAATACGTTAGTGGCGATGTTTAATGTGTCTAAATGATAATGCGTTGATAATAGACACGACATTATTCGGACAAATCAGCAAAAAACACGACATTATTCGGACACCTAAAAAGTGACTCCGTGCTTAGAGCGACAAGGGATACAGCGATTTTAGGCTTCGAATTATTTCTTAGTCTTTGTTAGCACATACGCCTAAGTAAAGTAATTAAGAGATTCCGCCTTCGTCCAAGACCAGGACTTCGGCGGCGTCTTTTCGTTTTCTTTTAAAGACCATCGTCAAGGTAATATAAGTACTATTAACGATGATACTGGACGCGCCAGCGGACAGAACGGTTTTAAGTAGTTTATCTACTCGATTAATCTAACGTAAAGGAGTCCGGAATATATGAGCGAAGAAACGTATAAGTTGACCGATGAACAAATACGGAAACTAAAGGAATTTCGTGATGAATTACGTAAGGACATTCACGCAGACTTAAACGATAAGCAATCGGAAAAGGCGTATTACAAAGCAGCGGGATTAGCTCAAACGTTAAATATTCTCGGTATTGATGTATACGAAGTATTTGATTAAACGGAGGTGACAACGAATGACATTACGTAAACTAGACGACAGACATTACGAAGCGATCGCGTTATTACTAGAAGGACGAAAGACACAGCGCGAGATAGCCGAAGAGATCGGCGTACATTACAATACGATTACTAACTGGCAGAGAGACGAATTATTCCAGCGCGAACTAAAGAAATCCGTTGTTTCTCGTACACACAACCGATTAGGCGAGTTAGTTGATTCGATGATGGAGCACGCCATACAGGACGGTAATGCTGCGCTTGCTAAGCTCGTATTAACTATGAACGATATGCTTACCGAGAGGGTTAACGTAGATGCTAAGGTGGATAGTGGCGGTATAGACTACGATAGTATTGACGCTGAGATAGAGTCGTTTGCTAAGCGTATAGATGAGGACGTTAATACCGAAGGATCACAACAGAACTAATCCGGTCTACTATTATAATAGAAGGAATGCGGATATATGTATGCGGTAGGGTATGTGCGTACAGTGTGACGTAGTGTGATTACGGTAAGCAGACGGGTCATTGCGTAAGCGTGCCTGAAACTTTCCGAATCAGCTACCGTTTATGCAATATCTTATGCATGATACGACTGGTAATAGCGCAGCACAAACGTTGATATGACGCATGCATAAAACAAACGATGAATGATTGCATTGTTGATTCGTTGCGAACGTTGATGTGACAACGATTTAATAAACGTTGTAACTCAACAAAACACGCTTCTGTTGAGATGAACATGCGAATAAATGAATACGTTATGCAAGGAGCCGAGCCCCCAGGCCGCCCCACTCGGAATGCCGTTTCCTGACGCCAGAAAAATCGGCGTATCAAAATAACGTTTGACTTTCCGCAAGCATAAACGAAAAGAAGCCCCGTCGTCAAGACGGAGCCTACTTCGTTACAAATTAACGCTATCATATAAATCGTCGATTTCTTCTTGCTCGATACCAATATAGCGGAGTGTCTCACGTTGGCTAGAATGATTCAACGCTTTCATTAACTGCGATAAATCAGCGCCAGCATTATAACGATGAAACGCCCACGTTTTACGCAACGTATGTGTACCGACTTTAACGTCGATGCCAGCACGCTCTGCCGCAGCGTTTAGATTGCGCCATGCCTGAGTGCGATCTAGCGGCTTAGTTGCGTTACGTTTTGACGGAAACAACCAATCGCTGGTTTTAGCGTCAGTTGGAACGAGTTCTTTTAACGCCTGCATGATCGATTGATTAAAACGGAACTCTTTACGTTTACGAGTTTTCTTTTCCGTTAATATCAGCGAAGATTTACCGCGAACATCGCCAACTTTGAGCGCTAGTATGTCGCTGATACGTAGCGAGCTATTTATACCGAATATAAAAAGCAGTAGGTCGCGCCCGTGTAGCGCTTTTTTCATTTTATTGACGTCTTTAACGTTTTTAATCGGATTAACTATATTCATACCGAACACCTCAACTTATTCTCGTTTTGTTGAGTTAATAATAGCACGATACATAATCGCAAGTCAACGATAAATTAGAAAAATATTCCGAGGAGAGGAGGCGATAGTATTGGCGTGGACTAACGGTAATTGGAGCGATGCAAAGACGCGTAGGAAAGAAATCGATAAGCTGCGTCAATACATCGTCCCTAGAACGCGTAATATCGATAAACTAACCGCCGATGAAAAGCGTGACTTAGCGATGTATATTCGCGAGTTGAAACGTTTAGAGGCAATCGAGCGCGGCGATACGGACCTACTATTCTTCGCTTATAATTGGTTCGGTGAAAACGCCAATCCCGATAATAGCGGTAACTGGATACCGGCTTTCGAGCATAACGACGACCTCACCACGATAACAAAGCACGCGCCCGACTTCCATCACGAAATCTGCGACATTATGAACGTAGTATCGAACGAAGAAATCAATAAGCGCGTAGTTGTTGCGGCACCACGTTCGCACGCCAAGTCGAGTTTCTTATCGAAAGCATTTCCGATACATGAAATCGTTTATCGTAAGCGTAAATACATCATTATTATTTCGGAAACGCCGTCAGTTGCTAGCGCTAACCTCGAATGGATTAAGTTACAGCTACAGGGCAACGAAAAGTTGATTCGCGACTTCGGTCAGACTCTTTCGCCAAAGCAGCAGATGAATCCGAAGGACAACAGCGGAGAGTTTATCGCCTGGGAAGATCTCGGCAACGGTAAACAGAAAATGTTAACGCTAGTGCAGGCTGCTTCGTCAGGGCAAGCGCTACGCGGACGTAACTGGAACGGAAATCGACCGGACTTAATTGTCTGCGATGATTTAGAAGATAAACGGAATACGAATACGGAGCAGCTTCGCCAGGAACTGAAGGATTGGTTCCGCCAGGTAGTTATTCCGTTAGGTGATCCGGAAGGTAAAAAGACTGCTACCGTATTTATGGGTACGACAGTCCATCACGAAAGCTTATTAATTGACGTCATGAAACACCGTGCCGACTTCGAGGCTAAACGATATCAAGCGATTATCGACATGCCCGAACGGATGGATCTGTGGGAAGAATGCCGTCAGATATACGTAAATAGAGAAGATCCTCGCTCGGCCAAAACGGCGGAGCTTTTTTATATTGCGAACAAAGCCGAAATGGACCGCGGAGCTAACGTACTGTGGCCGGAAGTACAGCCGTTATTTAAGTTAATGGCGTGGAAATGGGACAACGGCTCGAAAGCGTTCAACACCGAGTATATGAATAACCCTATTGACGAAGAATCAATGCTATTCAATCCGGAAAAGTTTACGTACTGGGACGACACGAATCCAGCGCGTCAGTTTCCGCATAAAGACTATACGATAGCACTCGGAATTGACTTTGCGATGGGTAAACAACGAGGCGACTATTCTGCGATTACAGCCGTTGCAAGGCATCGAGAAACAGGCGTAGCTTACGTCATAGATTCGTATGGTGATCGCGTTCATCCTGACGTTTTTATGGAAGTTATCGTTAATAAAGTACGAGAGTTACAGCCGGACGTAATCGGAGCAGAGGCGCAGATGGCGCAGGAATTCTTCGTAGATAAGCTTAAAGAACGTCTGACGGTTATAGGTTATCCGGCGCACAACCGCGTTAAAAAGGTCTTTCAGCGCAGCCGTAAAGAGCTTCGTATTGAGGCAATGCTACCGGATATCGAAACCGGAAAGATACAGTTCTCGCGAAGACACGCGTTACTACTCGAGCAGTTTGAAAGATACGGTTCCGATAACGATGATGCTGTGGACAGTATGGAAATTTCCATATCTGTATCAAAGCACGGGAAAAAGAAAGTTATAAGTAAGCCTTCTTGGCTTTAGATATATCGCCCGGCTAGAGCGACGGCTCGAAAAGCGTATCCCCACGTTTGCCGGTCTTTTTATACACAAGGGGAATAACGGAGGGGACTCGTTATGTCAGCAGATAAGGTATTGGTTAAAATACTTTGCCATGAATGTAAAAGTGAGACAGAAAAAACTCTCAAATACTTAAAAAGACGAGTACGAGAAGGAAAAACATTATTCTTTTGCTCACGTACTTGCACAGATAAACACCATTCAAAAAGCATTAAAGGGGATAAAAACCCTAACTATAACGGAAAATTTCACGGTATTACGATGGCTGATTTAACAGAAGAAGAACGAAAAGCCAGAGCTAGAAAAGCATCCGCAACTAGGATAGCTAACGGTACTAACAAAGGAAGTAATAACGGGAGATGGGCAGGAGGTAGGCGGACTGTAAATTGCATCATCTGCAAGAAAGACACAACAGTCACTCCTTACGTTTATAGAAGAATAGAAGCAGGATTACAAAAAGCCTGTTGTAGCGATGAATGTGTATTATCATACGCGCGCTCTAAGATAGTCTCCAAACGCACGTCTATCGAAATTGCAATAGCGAAAGAGTTATCGTTACGTGAGATTAGCTATATAGAGCAATATAACTTAGGTAACAAATTTTCTTTAGACTTCTTTTTACCTGAACACAGCATCGTAATAGAGTGCGACGGAGATTACTGGCACAATCTACCTGAAGTTGTTAAAAGAGATAAAGCTAAAAACGCGTATATAAAAGCGTGTGGACTTTCTTTATATAGATTTTGGGAACACGAAATAAACAAAGATGCTGAAGCTTGCATTGATATGGTTATGAAAGAGATAAACAGTGTGAAATCGTCCTAATAACTTTTATCTAATTAAACTATAAAGATTCGGATTCATGTTCTAATTAAGAAACATTAAAAGGAAGGAGGTCGTTTCATGGCATTATTCGAAACCGGTAAGCAGTTTCCACCCGAAGATTCGATACAAAGGCTCGCTAAATACAGTCGGATGCGTAAGTTCTTCAAAGGCCAGCAGTGGGAAGTATACGATCGAGCGCGATTACTCTTAAAAGATTCGCCACAAAAACCACAGTTAGACGTTTTATACATCGCAATTAACTTGCCTTATATCTTGACGCTTAAACCTGCTGATCTATTAGTCGGAGATGCACCGATTTACGAAGCGGGTAAACCGGACAGTAGCGACGAGCAAGTAACGCTTAACAAATACGTTGAAGAAAACGACCTAAATACGTTGATTTACGAAAGCGCAACTTCAAACGGTTATCGAGGCGACAGTTTCATGAAAGTACGCTACGGATACCGCCAAGATTACAGCGAATTGAAGTCGCTAGGTATTATCGAAGGCGATGCTCCGGAAGGTGTCGATATGGAACCGATTATCGAGCACGTCAACGCTTCGTACGTGTTTCCGGAAACAAGTAATGGCGACGTAAAGAAGTTCAAGGCGATTAACATTGCGCAGATTGAATGGGTCGAGACTCGCAACGATGAGATTCCGTATTTAAACATCGAGCGGCATATTCCTGGCTACATCATTTACGAAAGATATCGCTTGATTACGCGCCCAGAAGTTGGCGTAGACAATACGTACGGTTATCCGATTACGTTATATACAATCGGCGACAAAGTAGCGACTGGACGCGACGAAGATATCGTTGAAACGGGCCTATCGCATATTCCGGTGTTTCATATTCCGTAT